CAGATAACGGATATTACAACTTTGAGTTAGACGTTTCAGCTACCATGACTTTAGATAGTTCATCTACAGGATATATAGACAAAATGGAGTATCAACTATACTCACAAACAGGAGCAGCCACACCAGTCTTTAGAGGTACTTTAATTTATGATAGTGGAACAGGTTTAACTAGTGTAACTACAGCTAGTGGGGTTACAGCTACAATGAGTGGTATTTATTACGCTTACTATGGATATTTAGATGCTGGAGATAAAATATTACTAAGAAGCTATGTTAGAGCACAAGGCTTACAGGTTAACGAAACTTATGATGTAACACTAACACACCACAACAGTACAACACTTAGGGTTAAAAGAAATCAAACGCTAGTTGAGGGGAATGTATTTAATTGGAAAGAGGTTTCTGACAACGAAGTATCGCTATTAAAGTACATTACAGATTTAGGTAAAATATTTAATTGGTATTTCAGAACAGATACAACTACTAGAACTGTTTATATAGAAACTAGAGATAACTTCAATAATGAATTATCTAGTGCTATCAATTGGACTGATAAAATAAACGATAATAGACAATACGAGCTGTTTTATAATTCAAAGTTCTATAGGCAACTTCAAAAGTTCAAATACTCAGATGATAGTGATGATAAGTTGTTAGAGTGGTGGGATGATAAGACAGGTTTGTCTATGCAGAATTTAACACATGAATACCCAGAGAAGTTTAAAACAGGCTCTACAAAGTTAGAATTAGATGTTATAGCTCCAACAATTACAGCAGGAGATTCTTTTACAGGGGGTAGCAATCCTGTAGTATCATTTATGTGGAGTAAAGAGCCAGATACAGGTATTCCAGAGTTAAAACTTAATTATAAACCTAGACTATTATACTACAACTACTCAACTCAACAGGATATTGATGGAACGCCTAAATCATTTTTCTTTAACAATGAAGCAACAGCTAGGACTACTATCCCTTATTGTTTACCATTTAAAAGGGTAGTTAATAATGTTATATTAGCAGATGTAGAAAATAGTTTAGACTTTAATGACTTAGTTAGCTATTACTCTAGTGGTGCTGTTTTAGATTCATCTGTTACTGCTGATGGTTTATACACTCAATATTATCAAAAAACGTGTAGAGAGATTCAAGAGGGTAGAAGTCTTAATATTGATTTAGATATAGATTTAATAGACTACAGAAATATAGATTTTAAAACTCCTTTATACTTTGATAATCGTTACCCAGATATTGAGGGTTATTGGAGGATAGATAAGATTGGAAACTTTAAAGTATTAGGAGGTAGGTCTACTAAATTTAGCTTAATACAGGCTAAGAATTTTCAACCTTTACCATATAATAGTAATACAGGAGATGTGTTCACAGATACATCAGAAGCTACAGATGGTTTTAGGAAAGGCAATCAAGTTAGGCAAGACATATCGCTGGGTAAAGCGGAGGTATTAGGTTATAAAAATATAGTTTCTCCAGATACAGCTGTAGCAGGTTTTGGACTAGAGTCATCATTACCTAATCAAGTAAGATTAGGAACTCACAATGTAGATGTTAGTACTGATATATTTCAATTAGGAACTGGTATAGATGGAGACCCATACTCATTAATAAGGGTGGATGTTAATGGAAATATTCTATTTAATGGAGAGTTAATCAAAGGAGATTTAGCAGATGCTTTAACAATAGTAACTAAGACAGCTAATTTTACAGCATCAAACCTAACATCTACTTATTTATGTGATACGTCTAGTAATGATATAGAGGTTAAATTCCCATCTGAAATAAAGATAGGTAAGACATGGAATATAAAAAAGACTAGTGAGAATAACAAGGTTGTTATTATTGGTGTAACTGATGATGAAACTGATAAAGAAATAATTTACTTAAACGATAACGCCCATATCCAGCATATAGGAGATGGTAATTTTATAATAATATGAGTTTTTTTGGAACTAAAGATTTTTTACTTGAAGTTGCTAAAGGTAATGTAGGTGGACATAGTACCTATAATAAATTTGGAGCTAACACAGATGTTGATACTGGTTCTACTCCAGAGGATATGTGGAACGGTGCAAACGAATACACAGGATTTAACGCAACAACAGGAGATAGTATTGAGGTTAATTCATCAAGCAATACAGATAGAGGTTCATTAGTCTCTAGTGGTACAGCTACAAGTGGTACAGCTACTACTTTAGTGGACACAGGAGCTACATTTATATCTGATGGGGTTAGTGTTGGGGATGTAATAATAAATGACTCACAGGGAGTTCATGGTTTTGTTAGTGCTGTTACTTCTGAAACTACGTTAACTGTAATTAAAATGGAGAATGATGCTGTAAATTCTACTGATGATTATAGAGTAGCTACAACATTAGGAAGTGGAGCAGCAGTTATTAAAATGAATAGATTACTAGAGTCAGATTATGATGGGTGGAAAACTGAATACATAATAATGAACGGCACTACACAAGTAGCTACAACAGGTACAGACTACATAAGATGCTCTAGAGCTATAGTAGTATTGTGTGGTAGTAATAATTTCAACAATGGAGAGCTACAAGGAGAAGCCGCTTCTACTCCTGCAAATATATTCTTTTTAATGCCACAAGAACACAATCAAACATTAATAGCTTGTGACACAGTTCCAAAAGGAAAAACGCTATATGTTATGGACTTATTATGTAGGATGGGGAGGTCTAATGGCTCTGCTGGTTCTGCTGAGGTTGATTTTAGAGTTAGAGAGCTAGGAGGTTGTTTCGCTACTAAAACACATGAGTATATAACTAATGGAGAGGGGTTTAAAGCTAACGGGGGGATATTTATAATGAAAATTAATGAGTACTCAGATTTTAAATGGAGTATTTTAGACGTGTCAGATAATAATACGCAATTAAGCGGACAAGTTAACGGTGTAATGATAGATAATTAGCATGGTAACAATAACAAAATTAGATAATAGTTGGAGCAAGGTAGAGTTATCTACCCCTATTGATGGAAGTAAAGAGTTATTAATTAACCATAATATTAATATAGTTAGTATTAAATTAGTAGATATTCCTAGTAAAGCTGATATGGTAGAGATTAACATGGTAGATGGAGAAATGTTAGAACTACATTTTTCTGTAGGAGTTGTTATTGATGGAGTTGCAGCTACAGACAATCAACACTTAATGAGTTTAATAGCTAATCTATTTACGTCATGAACGGATGTGGAGCAGATAAGGGTTGGTTAAGACCTCCTCATGGTATATTCTTTAAAGCTTCATGCAATAAGCATGATAAAGGCTATGAGATTGGTGGTAGTGATGAAACTCGATTACATTGCGACATAATGTTTTTAAAGTACATGATTATAGATACATGGAAAATAGATAGCGATATAACTAGAGGTTACTATCAATTATGGGCTATGATATATTTTTTAGGAGTAAGATTTAAAGGACACAAATATTTTAATTATAAATAATGGCTGAAACTTTAGCAATAAAAATAGATGTTCAAGATGCAGGAAAAATAAGCAGACTAGAACAGGATTTAGTAAAATTAAATCAAAGAAAAACTCAATTAAATAAATTAATTAGAGAGGGTGTACCGTTAACCGATAGAGAGGCTAAGGAGTTAGGAAAGTTAGGAACACAAGCACAAGCTACAAGAAATAAAATTAACGACCTAAAGAACGCTACTTTAAAGAATAATGATGCTTTAAAGAAACAAAGCGGATTTGTTGCTGGTGTAAAGAAAGGGATGGGGCAATGGGCTACCTCGATGATTGGAGTAACTGTAGCTATCGGAGCAGCAACTAAAATAATAGGCAGTGCTGTAAATATTATAAAAGATTTTGAGAAAGCCAACAGTAAACTAGAGTCTGTATTATCTAGCACTTTTAATAGTGTTGAAGATGGCACTCAAAAAATGAAATTGCTAAGCGAACAGTCTAAGGAATTAGGAAGTACAACAGCTTTCACAGCTACAAATGTAGCTGAATTACAAACTGAATTTGCTAAACTCGGTTTTCCTACTGAGGATATTCTTAACATGACAGAAGCGACACTAAATGGGGCAGCAGCTTTAGGTAGTGACTTAGGAGAACAGGCTTCATTAACAGGAGCTACATTGAAGCAATTTGGACTAGATAGCACAGAAGCTACTAGAGTTAATGATGTGTTAGCAGCTAGTGCCTCAAAGAGTGCTTTAGATTTTAGTAAATTATCAACAGCTTTACCTATTGTTGGAGCTACAGCAAACACAGCAGGAGTGAGTTTAGAGAGAACAACATCTTTATTAGGAACATTATCTAATAGAGGTCTTGATGCTTCAAGTGCTGCTACTTCGTTAAGAAACATATTCTTAGAGTTATCTAAAAAAGGTCTCACATATAACGAGGCTATGGAAAAGATAAACAATGCTACTGATAAGAATAAGACAGCAATGGATTTATTCGGCAAGAGAGCTGCTACAGCTGGTATTATATTAGCCGAAACAGGAGGTAGTGTGGATGAGTTAACCGTAGCTTTAGAGGGAGCTGATGGAGCTGCTAAAGATATGGCTGACACTATGCTTGATAATTTAGCTGGAGATTTAACAAAAGCTGAATCAGCATGGGAAGGGTTTATTTTAAGTTTAGAAGATGGCGAGGGTGTTTTTAGTGAAGTTACCAGAAGTTTAACACAAGGGTTTACAGAAGTTTTAGGAGGCTTAACATTATTAAACGATGAAGCACTATCTACAGAAGATGGATTGAAAGTTTTAGCTAACTCTGGAATTGAAGTAGGAAATGCTTTCTTAGCTTGGGCTAGTGGTGGAATGTTAGACTCTATAGATAGACTAGAATTAACAAAAACCAAAACAGATGCTTTAGATGGAGCTTTAAAGACTTTAAGTGCCACACAAGTAGAACTACAAAGAGTAGATTTAGCTAAAGAATATGTTAGAGCAGGATTATCAGCAGATGAAGCAGCTAAAAAGGTTATAGGACTAATACAAGCTAAAAGAGAGTTAGAAGCTAGATTAGCATCTCCAGAAGAAACTGAGGATATTGTAACTGATGAAGCAGAAGAGGGAGGTTTATCATCATCAGAAATGAAAGCTATTGAAGACAAAGCTAGAGCTAAGGCTAAAGCGATTAAAGAAATAGAGAAGCAAGAAAGGGAAGATGTAGAGAGTGAGGATGGAGAGGAAATAGTAGATTTTGAAACAGAGTTAGAATTACTGAGAGAGAGAAATGAAAGCATATTAGAGGTTGACCAAGAGTATTTAGATGCTAAAAGAGAACAAGATGAACAAGCTTTAGAAGCTGAGTTAGATGCTGCTGAAAGGTCGGCTAAAGCTACAGAAGAATTAGAACTACGCAAAAGACAAGCTAGACAAGCATCTGTAGAGTTGTTTGCTAATGGATTAAGTGTTATCGCTAGTTTAACAGAAGAGGGTAGTCAGCAACAAAGAGTAATAGCTAGTGCTGCCGCTTTAGTACAAACATATTTAGCAGCTCAATCAGCTTACGCCTCTCAAATGTCAATAATAACTCCAGATGCACCTATTAGGGCTGCTGCTGCTGCTAGTATCGCTGTAGCTGCTGGACTTGGTAATGTAGCAAAAATAAACGGTGTAAAATTTGAAGATGGAGGTATTCTGAATGGAGCTAGTCATGCTAATGGTGGTATTCCTTTTACTGTAGCAGGTAGAGGAGGTTTTGAAGCAGAAGGAGGAGAAGCTATAATTAACAAGCGTAGCACATCAATGTTCACACCTTTACTAAGTGCTATAAACGAAGCAGGAGGAGGAAATAGGTTATTCCAAGATGGAGGTTTAACACCATCTGTAGGAGGTGTTTCTAATCTTCAACAATCGCTAGGAAATGAGTCTGGATTAGACAATCTAGCTGAAACAATATTAGGGGGAATAGGAGCTATAGAAGTAGTTAATGTTGCTACAAATACAAGTGATGTAGCTAATGAAGTAGTTAATATTCAAAGTGAAGCTACTTTTTAATAAATTTTTATTATATTTGTTAAATATTTAAATATATGTTTGTTTCTAAAATAAAAAAGGCTTTAAGGCTAGAAAAGTGTAGAAGTTGTAAATTTAAAAGAGGGGATTTCTCGCTTTTTGGAATAGTTATCTTCAAAAGAGTTAAGCAATGTAAACTTTGTAAATGCTCTATAAATGCTAAAGCATCTTTAAAGCTTGGCTCTTGTCCTTTAAATAAATGGTAATGAATCCTAAACACAAAGCATTAGAATTAAGTAATAGAGATGAAATTATAGAAGCCTATAACAACTCATTTAAGGCACAACCAGACAAAAACAAAATAAGGCTATTAATAAACACCTTTAACGATGTTCATAATAGTGATGTTATAACTATTGGTAGTTATTATAGTTGTGGAGATTGTAGACGTTCAGTTAAACATTTTTGGAAATATATTATTGAAAAATGGCAAAAGACATAATAGAGGAGCTTTTAATTAAGTATAATTTAGAAGCTGATAAGAATACTATTGATGCTGTAGAGAAAATTATTTCTTTAGGGTTTGATGCTTTATGGTTAAGAAATGTTCAGATAATAAAAGACTTTGATATTCTTTATAAATTAGGTACACCAACAATGAGAGCCTACACAAATCTAGGTATAAAGTATCATTGCAACTACAGAACAGCTATGGAAGTTATTAGAAATAGAAGATTGTATGAAATATAAAGTTTTGTTATATATTTAACAGTTAGTTAAAATTACATTTAGTTTGTAAAACTATTTAACATTTTAAACGTTATATATTATATAAAATTATATGTATGATATTTAACAAAGTTTCAGAGAACAAAGCGGAGTTAGACATTAATGATGAGATAGGTTTTTGGGGTATCACCCATCAAGACTTTACCAATCAGTTAAAAGATGTAGGAGATAGAGATATTCAATTAAACATTGCCTCTTATGGTGGTGATGTTGTTGATGCTTTCGCAATCTACAACTCTTTAAAAGCTCATACAGGTAGAGTTACAGCAAATATTTATGGAGACAGTGCAAGTTCAGCTACATTTATTGCTATGGCAGCAGATGAAATTAAGATAGCTGATAATGCTATGTTTTTAATTCATAATGTTTGGGGTGAGGTTACTGGTGAGGCTGATGATTTAAGGAAGGTTGCTGATAATATGGATAAAGTAAACGCTAATATCATAGATGTTTACAAAAAACGTACAGGCTTAAACAAATCTAAAATTAAATCTCTTATGAATGAGGGTGATTGGTTAACAGCTAAAGAAGCTAAGGCTAATAATCTTGTAGATAAGATAGTTGAGCCTAGCGACATATTCAACAGAACAGAATCTACATTAATGAACTGTGCTAATGCTGACATGAAAGAGGCATTATTAAATAAAGTAAATCAATTAAATAATAATAAAAACCAATTCGAAATGAATGAAGAAACAAAAGGTTTCTTAGCTACTTTGAAAGAGGATATTATGAACGCTATTAAGCCGACAGAAGTAGAAACTCCAGTAGTAGAGGAAACAAAAGAAGAAACATTTTCTAAAGAAGATGTAGAAACAGTTTTAAATTCAGTTAAAGATGAAGTTTCTAGTTTAAAAGAATCTAACGAAGTATTAGTTAATTCTAAAAATGAGGAAATAGCTAATCTTAAAGCTGAGTTAGAGAAAGCTAACAACAAAAAAACAGAGGTTAAAGGAGAAGATAACTCTCCAGAAAACGACTCTAAAGAAGTAAAAGAGAGTGCTTTTATGGCTAAAACTCTTAAACGTTTAAATAATAAATTTAAAATAGGATAAAATGGCAGAAGTTTTAACAGCGAATTTTTCGCACACGTATGCTGGTGAAGAAGTAATTAACGAGTTATTTTACCAACCAGAGGAAAATGTACCTTCACTAAGTGAAATGTACCAATTCAAAATGATTAAAGGAGATAAAGCAAATATCTATTTACCACAATCATTAAGAAAAATATTAAGAAAATACTCTACTTGTGGTTTCACAGCAGCAGGAGGAGTAGCAACAATTGACGATAAAACTATTTCAGTTGAGAAAATTAAAGCGAATCTAGAAGAGTGTGTTGATACTTGGGATGATACTATTTTTGCTGAAATGATGAAAACTGGTGTTAATAGAGATGATTTATCTGGAACAAAAATTGATGAAGTTATTAGAACTCAATTTGTAAAAGGTGCTAAATCTGACATTCATAGAATTATCTGGTTTGCTGATGCTAATGATGCTGATGCTGATTGGAATCAATTTGATGGTTTTGTAACTAAAATGTTAGATAACTCTGCATCTATAGGAGCTGATTGTTTTATTGACATGAATGCTACATCGTTTGAATCTAGCGACTCTTTAGCTACAGATGGAGCTTTAGGATTATTAAGACAAATGTGGGAAGGTCAATCAGCAGTATTGAGAAACTTACCAGCTACAGAAAAGAAATTTTATGTAACTAACACAGTTATTGATAACTACGCTACTACTTTAGAAAATCAAGGTAATGTAGAAGGTCAAAGATACATTCAAGATGGTGTTACTACTTACAAATTTAGAGGAGTAGAATTAGTAGCAGTTCCAGAATGGGATGTAAATTTAGCAGACTCAACTAACCCACACTACACAGGAGCTGGATTAGGTATAGGTTCTAACTTTATTGTATATGGAGCTACTAAAAACTTAGTTTTCGGTTCTGATGTATCAGCAGGAGAAACTTCGTTTAAAGTTCGTTATGCTGATGATGATGATGAAAAAATGAAATTAATTTCTAAGTTCAAATTAGGAGCTGAGATTATTCATTACGAATATGTTTGTGTAGCATACTAAAATAAATTATAGAGGGTAGTTAATTCTACCCTCTTCACTATAAAAATTAATAAAAATGGCAGAATTATCAAATGATATTCTTTTAACTTGTGACGATGAAAATCGTAGAGGAGGTATAAAGAGAATATTCGTAATAAATAGAGAGAATGTTACCAGCTTTACAGCAGGTGGCACTGACCATGATTACACAGCTGTTACTTTAGATGCTACTTCTGATGTTTGGTTTGAAATCCAAATAGATGATGAAAGTGGTTCTATGATTGCAGAAGGTAGTAGAGAGAATGGAAGTTCATTACAAGAGCATACAGTAGAGGCTTTAGCTCCTAGAATAGAAAAGGTAAAAGCTAAAACATTGCAGGATTTATTTACATCATGTAAAATCATTGTAATTGTAGAAACTTATGTAAGTGCAGGAACATATAATAAGGCTTTTGTTGTAGGTTATGATGAATTACTAGGAAGTGATGCAGCTTTAAGAGCTAACATTACAACTACTTTAGAGGCTGAGTTACAAGGTCAAAACGCTTACACTATATCAATGACTGGTAAGAGTGGAGAAATAGCTAGAGAATACGTTGGAGATATTGAAACAAATAGCTCTGGAACTGTAAGCTTTGGTTCATAATATATAAGGGGGGTTTAAAATCCCCTCTTTAACTTAAAAAAATTTATATGTATAGTATTAATAAGAGTGGTTACGGTAAGAAGTACTGTTATATTAAAGGATGCTTTAATTTAACGAGCGAACTTACACAAAAGGAACTTAAACAATTATATAAAGACGGTTGTAATTTTATAGAGCATGAGCAAACCACAACAAGCGAGGAAACCACGACACAAGTCGAGGAAAGTACAGCAAAAAAATATAAGAGCGTTAGCGGTAAGCGACGCACAAGCAACAAACGAAAAGGAAGCGAAGAGCCAGAAACAGACTAAATGGCATCCTTTCTTTAAAGGCTCTGATAATGTTTACATTAATGATTTAGCATTAAGAGCTAAAAGAAGCCCTACACATGGGGCTATACTGCAATCTAAAGCCACTTATACGGCTGGAGAAGATTTCCTATACTACAAAGATGGAGAAGCTATATCTTATAGTGATTTAGATGATAACTTTAAAGATTGGTTAAGCGAGGTTAATTCTGATAGAAATAGCTTACATTGGTTATTTTCTAAAGATAGCTATGATTATATATATTCGGGTAACACCTATGTAGAAGTTGTTAAGGGTAGTGAATTTACTAGCTTATACTATCATGATGCTAGTAAGGTTAGAATAAGCGAGGAAACGGCTTATATATCTGCCTATTGGAGAGAAATAAAGAACGATTCAGCTTACAACAATTCAGATTATCCTGTAGAAACTATAGAGCTTTGGGATGGTAGTTTAGAAACTACTCAAAGTAGATTTTTAGTACATCTAAAGAACGATACTCCAGAGTATGACTATTACGGTTTACCAGAGCATACACAAGTATTAAAATGGGCTGACATTGAATATAAAATAGTTCAGTTCAACTTAGATATGTTTAAGAATGGATTTTTTCCTAGTGCTGCTATAGATATTTTTGGTAAAGCTCCAGATAACATGAGCGACCAACAATACGTTGATAAGATTAAAGATTCTTTTACTGATGAAGGAAATAATCATAAGATGTTTATACAGCTTTTAGATGACCCTTCACAAGCTACAAAAATAACTGAATTTAGTACCGTTAGAGAGGGGCAATTTGAAGAATTACAAAGGTTAGCTACTCAATCAATTATATCTGGTCATAGATGGTTTGCTTCGTTAAGTGGACTACAAACAGCAGGTCAATTAGGAAGTAATCAACAAATAAGAAACGAGTATAACATTGCTTTGAAAGGTTTAGTTATACCGCAATTTCAGAAGCCATTATTAAGAATGTTTAACGATTTAGTTAAAATAGCTGGTTTTGATTATGAGTTAGGCGTTATGAATGTAGCTCCTGTAGGAATTGAAGATAAGATAGAGCCAAAAGAAGTGTTAACTACTGACGAACAAAGAGCTTTATTAGGATATGAACCATTAGAAGAAGATTTAGAAGATGGCAGCGACGACTAAAATTATAACTACAAGCGAGATAAAAGCGTTAGCTATTGTTAACAGTAATTTAGATGTAGCTTATTTAGAGCAATATATTTTAAACACTCAGCGTAAATACATAAGACCTTTTTTAGGTGTTGATTTTTATGATGAAATTTTAGACCAATTAGACAATACAGCAACTTTAACAAGTGATAATGATACTTTGATAGAAGATTATATAAAACCAGCTTTGGCTCATTATGTGACTTATGAGAGTTTGCCACAAATCAGAAATCAAATAGCTAAAGGTGGAGTGTATAATAATCTTAGCGATACTGGTGATGTGGCTAGTGGCGGTGATTATGATAGAATGAGAAATGATTACATAATTAAAGCAGAAGGATTTAAAGAAGAAATTAATTATTTTATTAAACAACAACAAGACTCTGATAGTACTAAATACCCTCTTTATTGTGGGAAAAATAGTCAAAACGGGGGAATAATATTTTATTAAAAATGGATGAATTAAGTAAATTAGTCGGAGAAAATGGCTGTGAGTTTTTAGATAGTGCTAAGACAAGTACTGATGTATATATGATACACGTTTTAGCTGATGCTGTTTTTACAGTATTAAAAGAGGCTAAATCTAAAGGAGATACAGGCGTAGATGTTCTTAGCCACATGAATTTGTCGGGTAAAACAATCCCAGCTGGAGCAATAATAACTCCTTACAAAGAGATTTTTACAGATGTTACAGTAACTACAGGCAGTGTTATGTTATACAAGTTAGGAAAATGATAATAACTCCTTATAGAAATAGTATTTTTAGTGGTAAAAGTGGGGGCTCTTTTCATTTACCAAGTGCTTTGCACGAATGGAATTACCAAAACGCAACCGATATAGGAACAACAGTAACGAACCCCGACACGGGAACAATTGGGGGTTTACCAATGGCTAACCCCGACGCTGCAAGTGAACCAACTTTACAAAGTGATGGTATTGTTTATGACGGTGTTTCTGAATATATTAAAAACGATGTTGTCGATTTTAGAAATTCTGATACATCGGGTGTTTTACATACTTATTTTTATTTTGACGGAACTACGGGGATTGTTTTTAGTGCTTATCAAGATGCAAGCAATTACCTTATTTTAAATATAGTTGGAGGGGATTTACCTCAATTCTTAGTTAAAATAAGCGGAACAAACTACATTTTAAGAGGTTCAAATACAATTAGTATAGGTTGGAATTGTATTAGCGTGGTTCAAAATGATATAGTTGCAAAACTTTATATTAATGGAGTTGTAGAAACGATGTATTCAATTGATACAACAGCTGGGGCGTGGTTTAATATAATAAATACTATTAGTTTTAATCTTGCTCATTTACCAATTACAAATTATTACGCTCAAAAAATAAAATATGTTTCATATTGCCCTTATGTAGATAGTGCGACGGCAATAAGCGAGCAAAACGAAATAATTAATGCCTTATGATACGAGCAATAGAATTAACTAAAACACAATTTAAAGCAAAAGAAAAGGCAATAACTAACCTTTTAAGGCCTCTTGCTCAATTTACAAGCCCAACCTATCAAAAAAATGGTTTAGAAACGGTAAACGGTAAGGTGTTATTATTAGAGCCTAAACAACCTTTGTTTATTGAAAAAATAGCCTCTTTAAATATAGCTTTTAAAGATTTGGATAAATCAATAATAAAAGTTGAGGATTTATAATGCCACAAAGATTTAACAATATAATTAGTATGCTAGACACAGCAAAAATAGAGATAGTATCATTCTTAATAGCATTATTAGCACCTACAGTTGGTGGTCTTATGTTTGTTGGGCTGTT